ACCGGCACGAGGGCCGCGCGGGTGAACCCGATCGTGTGCGTAACTCCGCGGCTATCGGTGAGCTCGTGCACCTCGTCCTCTCCCCAGCACTGGATCCCCGCCGGCTTCACCGTGTACAGCGTATCAACGATCCCGTCGGCGTCGCCACCCCACACTATCGGCGCGATGGCCTTCGGCGGGATCCCGGTTACCGGGTCTGTCTCCAGGGTGACATTCTGCCGGACCTCTGCATCGAGCACCCCCTCGATGTCGAGCAGCGCCGCCTCGATTGCCGCTGCGGATGCTCCGCCGGGTTTCGAGACGCTGCGGACGTACCGCTCCCTGAGCTGCGCGTCGGTCTCGGCGTCCCGGCCGCCCGAGGTCGGGTCAGGGTTGGTTACGGCAATGACGCCCGCGATCGGGGAAACAACGCGGGAGATCGCTCCGGCGCCGACGTTCCCGTCAACCCCGGCGTCGACGGCCTCGATATCGGCCCGGGCAAGAGCCCCGGAGATTGTGGTAGCCGTCGTCGTCCTGTACACGATCCCCGTCGCGGTCTGCACCTCAATCCCCGGGTAGACCTGCGTCCCGTCAACCCCGGAGAACTGGATCGTCCCGGTGGCCCGGGTCGCCAGCTGACGCATGATGCCGATATCCTGGCACTTCCGGTCGAGGCTGACCCCTTCTGCCGACGAGACGTACGCGGATAAGTAGACCTCTTCCATCTGCTGCCAGACGGCCGCCTCGTCCCAGGCGTTCAGCCGGACCAGCATGCCGAGCGGCGAGGAGTCCGAGAGGTTCGCGTCGTTGCCGAACAGTTCTCGTGCCCGGCGCTCCTTCTCCGGCAGGATGTCCGCGTAGCGTTTTGGAGCGAACCCCTTCTCCGTCAGTCCGAATTCCGTCATACTGTTACCTCTACGGTCGCAGGTGTCTGGTCGACCGTCGCCGTGAGCCGGATGGTCAGGGTCCGAGCATGGGCATCATGCTCCAGGTCAAGCGACTGGATGCGGATATCCCGCGAATCCTGCTTCACGGCGTCGTAGACCGCGGCCCGGATCCGATTCTCTGCTGCAGGCATCTTCTGCCCGAGGAGTTCCCCCTGGTCCAGCCCATGCCGGATGTTCAGGAACCACTCCCCCATCCGCGTCGCGAGCAGGAGCCGGAGGTGCTGTGCTGCCTCATCCGTGCCGGACACCATCTGCAAACCCATCCGATCATTGATCACGAGATCGCGGGATTCCGGGTCAAGGTAGAGCGACTTCATCCGGCGTTCACATCCTCACTTCCTGTGATGGCGACCCCGGCGCCACCAGGATAGACCACTGCGTCCCCGACCCGGTGCACCCCGCGACCGTTCGCCGTGACCGTCCCGCTGCCGCCGACCGCTGCCCCGACCCCGCAGTGCGGGCAGGAGTGGACCACCAGGTCCCCAACCCGGACCACCCCCCGGCCGTCGGCGCTGACATCACCAGACGCGCTGACGTAGCCGCCGGCGACGATGTGCGGGCAGCACGGCAGCCCGTGACTGCAGACCCCTGCATGGGCGTCGCCGAGCCTGACTACTCCTGGCATTACGGATCCTCCGGCTCTTCCTCTGCTGAACCTGAGTTCAGATTGATTGACTGTGCGTCGATGTTCACGATACCCTCCGAATAAACGGTGATGTTTCCTTCCGGGTCCATGACGATCTTGTTCACTCCATTCTCCGTGCTGATGAGGAGATCGGCACCGTGCTGCTCCGGAAGCGGACGGGGGCGAGGTGTGAACCCGCCGACCACGACTGCGTCTGTCAGGCTGTGCTTCCTGGCGCCGACCCGGTCCGCCTTCTCCCCGGTCGCGAAGACCCCGTCGATCCCGCGCTCGATGACGACCGCGACGACAATGTCCCCTGGCTGATACGGGGGCCGGATGACGAACCCCCCGGCCCGGAGACAGGAGACGGATGCGTGGACGATCGGGGCATACTCGAACTCCGGGTCCTGGATCAGGGGCTGCAGGTCCGCCTGCATCAGCACCGGGTCATACGTCAGGATCTCAGCCAGGATCGCCGTGTGGAGCCGGGAGACGTCCCGGTTCCCGCGTTCCTCCATGAACTTCTGAAACTCGCTCATAAGCCCTCCGGCTCTGCGAGCTGCAGGACGGTCTTGAACTCGTTCCCGTCACTGACGTGCGAACCCGATTCGACCGCGAACAGCCCGTGAACCTGCTTCGACTCGACCTGCACCAGCGTCCCGGCCCGGATACGGTAGTTCAGGAGCGACTCGGCTTCCCAGAGCAAGGCACTGTTCTCGTCGTCGCTCTCGATCCGCTTTGGCGACCCGATCAGTCCGGTCTTCGGAGAGAGGAGGATCGCCTCGTCGTGCCAGCCGCCCGGCGGGAGGATGTGGATCGTCCCGTGCGTGACGTGGACCTCGGAGCCGCAATCCTCAGCAATCTCCCCGATGACGTTCTTGATCTTCCCGTCGACCGACCGGCCTTCCGGGTATACCGCATCTCGGACGAGCAGGATCTTCCCCAGCTCCAGTCCACTCATGCTGATGATCCGCTCGAGGACCTCTGACGCAACCGTGCCGGGGACGTAGGATTCGCTGATCTCCGTCCCCTGGTAGGCATCGCTCGTGTCGTGGACCTCGACCTCGCAGATGCGATCGGCGCCCTCATCGAACACCCGTACATGCCGGATCTCGCCGGCCATGACGATCCCGATATCCCCCTGGTACCCGGCCCGGAGGACCATCTCCTCCCCGTGCTTGAAGACCTGCTCCGTCTCCGGCGCGAGGTTGTAGAGTTCGATGACCGCGAGGTCCGGATCGCCCCCCTTGGCGAAGTCTACCCGGAACTGAATCTCATAATCCGGGTAGCGGAACTCTCGCCCGCAGCCGGAGACCACACTCTCACGGATCCAGAACTCGCTCATATGACTCCCTCCGCCGCTGCGTCCGCGGGCTCGACCACGTACAGGAACACGGTCTCGCCGAGTTCAGCCCACCCGACCCGCTGCGACCGGCCGGAGGGATCGAGCGGGACCAGGGCCACCCCGGGGAACCGCTCGTCGTAGAAGGCGCTGAAGAGCGGCGAGCCGTAGACCAGGGGCTCCCCGGCCACGAGGTCCTCGCCTCCCCGGGAGAGATCGACCGTGAACCGGTCCGCCTGGAGGTTGTAGTGGAAGGTCAGGCCGTAGGAGACGCCTGCCAGCCGGATCGTGGTCTGGTAGGGAATTGCCTGCTTGTCGATCGGAAGAATCTGCATCAGAGCCCCTCCCAGATATCAGACCACTTCGGCCCGCGACCGAAGACGCTCTTGAGCGCGTCAACCGACCCGATCATCCCTGCCGGGAGCCCCATCGGCGCTGCCAGCGGTTGCTCCCGCCCCTTTGTGGTGACCGGTTGCACCTGCGCTGCGGTCTGCTGGTCTGCGACGATCTCCGGGAGAGCGGGGTCACGTTTCACCCGGAGGATTGTTGCCGGGGAGACGATCCGCACTTCCTGGAGCGTCATCGCAAACCGGAACCCGTCCCCGACCTCGACATCCTCCGTCGGCCGGAACTCCCGGATCACGAAGTCCCGGTAGGTTCCGCGTCCGGAGTAGGTGACGAGGAGCCGGTTCTCCTGCCAGGACCGAACGGTAGCGAGCACCCCGGCGGCGCTCGAACCCGCGACAACGCCGTCGATCGCCAGCGTCACGGGGCGAAGGGCGGCATGATCCGAGATCTGGTTGCCGCCCTCGATCGGGTACTCGGTGATGTCGGCGACGTAGTCCGGCCGCTCCTCAGAGACGACCCCGAACTCCACCGTGCCCTGGCTCGAGGTGAGTTTCGCTCTGCTCATAGGGCGGCCCTCCTCCGCTGCCGGGCGAAGTAGAGTTCTGCGTGACGATCGAACGTCTGCCGGAGGCGGCGGTCGACCGTGGTTGCGATCTCGTTTGCGTCGCTGGTTCCAGCGGTGACATGGATCGTAGGGGAGTAGACCAGATCCCCGGACCGCTCCCCTGCCATGTACTGGGCGTCTCGCTCAGGGGTGTAGATGAGGGGGTCAGGGAGAGTGTCAGTCTCCGGCCCCCTGGAGGCCCTTGTATCGTCGATCTCCCGGCCTCCGAACTCAGCTCGGCCCGTAAGGTCGTTGACGTCAGGAAGGCCCACTAAAACCCCCTGGTACTCGATCACCCCGGCAAGTGTATCGATCGCCGGCTCGGCAATCGTTGGAGTGTAGCGTACCTCTCCCGCACGATCGAGGTTACCCGGTCCGGGGAGCGTGGCCCCATACTCTATAGTCCCGGCAAGTGCCGGCACCTCGGGGGCGAGGACCTCCGAAAGGTAGGTCACTGCACCGGTCAGCAAGGGGATGGCCGGATCCAGCACCGTCGCTACGTAGGTGATCGCCCCGGTCAGGGCGGCGATCGTCGGTTCTGACACCTCGGTTTCGTAGATGAGATCTCCCGTGAGTGCCGGCACGTCCGGTCCGGCGAGGGCCGACGAGTACTGCACGCTCCCTGTCAGAGGCTTGATGGCCGGCTCAGTCCAGGCCGTCGCATACTCCCCGTCAAGGGTGATGGCGGCCGGCATCTCGGGCAGAGGGAGGCTCTCGGGCATGCTCCGTGCAACTCCGAGCGCGAATCCTTCGCCGACATGGTGCCCCATCTCCTGCATGAGTTTCGACGGGCTGGATATCCCGAAGAACCCGGTGACGGCGTTGAGGATATCCTCCCCGATGCCCATGACCGCGTCGATCGCCTGCTGCCGGATACCGAGGATCCCGTTGACGAGGCCGAGCAGGATGTTCTTCCCGGTCTCGACCAGGTCAATGCCCTCGAGATAGCCGGTGATCTCGTCCCACTGCCGGATGACGATGCCGAGCGGATGGTACTGCCAGAACAAGTCGATTAGGCCGGAGAGCCCGGCGTCAACCGTCTCTGTGAGCCGGTCCCATCCGGCGCCGATCGCGCCGACGACGGTATCCCAGTTGTCCCGGAGCAGGTTCATCCCGGCGATCGGGGCCGTGACCGGGAAGAGGAACGCAAGGATACCCATGTGGTCTACGAGCCACTCGGCGCCGGCAACCAGTCTTCCAACTGTCGCATCCCAGGCTCCGCCGATCCAGTCGATCGCGCCGGTGGCGACGCTGCCGACCTCCTCCCATCGGTCCATGAACCATCCGGAGACCTCGTCCCAATTCGATGCCAGGAGGTAGAGCGCCACCCCCAGGCCGACGATTCCCAGAACTATCCAGGTGATCGGGTTGGCGAGGAGGGCCGTTGTGAAGGCCCACGCGGAAGCGGTCGCAGATGCGAGGGACGGCACCAGGGATGTGGTGGATACCGTGCTGTAGAGGTAAGCGGCACTGGCAGCGGTGAGCATCGCGGTCGAGGTCCCGGTCAGGGCCACGGACCCCACTTCCAGGAGCGGGTTGAGATCCCGACCTAACCCGTGGGCGAGCTTCCCGACTTCGGTCTGCACCCACTGAAGCGGGGTTCTGGTCTCAGTGTATGCCTCCCCCATGACGCCGATGTAGTCCGCCCCTCCTTTGATCTCCTCCGTGAGCCGGGCGACCTGTTCTTCGGTGATGCCAAGTTCACGGTACAGGGCGACCGTATCGCCTTTCGCCTCGTTCATCGCGGATTCAAGACGTTCAGTTGCTTTGTCGGCTTTCAGACCCCGCTCTTCGAGGGCTGCGAGCATGATGGCGGTGTCTTCAATAGTGAGCTCGTACGCATCCATCTTCTTCGCCATCTGCCCCACCAGATCGAGGTACTGTTTTACCCCGACGGCGGTGTGGGTCATGACAAACCCGAGCGCATCGTAGGTCTCGCCGAGGTCCCCTGCTTCGATATTCACCGAACGGAGCGACACCGCCGCCCGGGCGAGCTCAGTGGCGTTCTCTCCAGATGCGGTCCCTACGGCATCCCAGAACCGGGCATACTCCGCGAGTTCGCCCCGGGTCCTGAGGCCCTGTCGAGCCCCGACCTCCATAACGCCGTACGCGTCCTCGAGACTGAAGGAGAGGTTGTTCAACTCGGCAGCGAGGCCGATCACCTCCCGCCGATCCAGGTCGGTGATGTACGCGATCTTGTCGGCGGCAAAGTACAGGTCCTGCTGCGACCGGAGGTAGGCTTCCGTCGCGAGCGCTGCTGCGCCGACCGCCGCACCGAGTTTCCCCCAGCTCTCGGCTGCCTCCTTCGTAGCCTTCTTGGTGATATCCGCGTGCTCCTCGACCTGCTTGTCGAGCTCGTCGATATCGTCCTCGACGCCCTCGATCTCTTTTCCGGCAACACGTCCGTACTCGGTCGTTGCTCGGCCGAGATCGTCGAACCCACTCTGCGTGTCAATGAGCCCGGATTCGATACCGTTGATCTGGGTGTCGATACCCCGGAGTTTGTTTGAGACGTCATCGGAGAGACCGAGCTCAATCATCAGAGAGCGTAGCACGCCCATATCACCGCCGCCTCCGCGGCACGTTCTTGCTCATTTGCTCCTGCAGGAGATCCAGGGCGGCGTTTGCCTCCTCGATCTCATCGTCGCTCATCCGAGATGCGTCGGTATAGGTGATCCCGGTGTCGGATAGGACTAGACGCCAGAACCACCAATTCTTCCGCGCTAACTGCCGGTATTCGCTTCTACTCTGCGAGACCTGCGCCGAGTTGAAACTCTATCGCAGCGTTCGCGACCTCCTGGCAAACATCCCAGTCCTCGAAATCGTCAAGCGAAACACGAGGGTGCACGACCAGGTGCTCGAAGATCTCCGCGAGGAATTTCTCCTCGATGATGTTCCCGAACCGGTTCTTGCACCGGTCCCGGAGCCGCGCCCATTCGCGGGGCGGGATCTTCTTCAGGGTGTACTCGACACCCCGAATCTCGACCTTCTTCTCTGCCATCACCGCACCTCGTAGTCGGCGATGCGGATAGTGAACTCAATGTCCGGCACGCTATCTCCCGCAGCGGTGGAGAGGTCCGGGAGTTTCTCTACCCAGGCTTCTGACCCGCCGGCAGTGAACTCACTGGTGTTCCGGTCCACGAGGTGCACCGGATCAACGTCGTCGCTGTTCGCCTTCTGCTTCAGGTATGCGAAGTCCGGGCTGGTCCGCTTGAGGGTCACAGTGATGT